CTTCCCGTTTCGGGCGGCCCGGGTGTTGTCGGCGTCCATTTCCTCGTCCGGGATGTAGGGGACCGTCTTGGAGCGGCAGAACGGATGCAGAGGAGGCATATTTACGCCGGACCTGCCCTCGCTGACCGGGAAAACCTTCCCGTCCATGTGCCGGCAGATCTCCGACGTCTTATAGTCCAAGACCGCCCGGAACTGGAAGCGCGGCGTCCCGTTTTCCTGATAGGCCAGCAGATTTGCCCGCGAAGATACCTGGCTGTTTTCCGTCCGGATCAGCCTGCGGGCCTGATATGCGCTCATGTCCATCGCTTTCTGCAGCTCCGTCGCCATCTGGCCGTTGGACGTCCCCTGAATCGCCCCGCTGGTGACGATCCGGTTCAGGTAGCGGGCAAGGGAAACCCGATGATCCCCCCATATCCGCTCGGAATAATTTTGGCCTTTCCAAGCGGTGAAGGCTGCCGCCTCGATCTGGTGGGTGCTGATCCGGCCAAAGGCGGCGCTCCCCGCCCCCACAAATTGCTGGTAATCGAAAATGGTCTTGTAATAGACCTCCTCAAAAGTCTTGGTCAGGCTCTGGCCGGTGGCCTCTGCGTAATCGCCGTATAGCTGGGTGGCCAGCATGTTCAACTGCAGGATCAGGTACTGCTCCCGGCTGATCGTGCGATGGTAATACACCTTATCCAGCAGCTTTTTTGATACCGGGTCCTGCGGATATTTCTGCGCGAGGCGCTGGTATTCCTCCAGCGTTAGGTCCAGCTCCTGCCGGTCGGAGAGGATCGCTTTTGCCGCTGGATAGCTGACGCTTTCCTTTTCGGCGTATTTTCGGTAATAATCGTTGATCCTGCGCTGCATCTCGCGGGTGCAGCGGTGAAACCAGCGGGTGACAAGCTGTGCCTTCCGCTGCGCGTACTGAAATTCATGGACCGCGTTCTGCTTGGCGCGTTCCAGCCAGTAATCTGCGTTTTCCATCAGAAGATCTCCTCATCGCCGCCCTCATTTCCGCTGCCGCCGCCGGTGTTTTCCGCCTCTGCCTGTTCCTTTTGCCTTTGCTTCAGCTCTTCATCCGGATTGTCGATCTCGGGATACATGCCGATCAGCGTCCTGTCGGAAAGGATGTCGCGCAGCAGGTTGATCGTCTGCGCCGCCTCGTAGGTGTTGGCGACCGCCGAGCGGTCGAAGGACAGCTTCACGTCGCGCCAGTCATACTTGGTGTTCTGCAGAGCGTTGACGTACTCGGTGATCAGCCGCACCTTTTTTGTTTCAGAGGAGCGGAAATAGGTTTCTTTTTCGATAGATAGCTCCTCCAGCCCGAAAAGTTTGTATTTAATGGCGACGCCGGAAAGATTTCCAGCGAACTCCTCGTCGGTCAGATTCGGCACCTGCGAAAGGAAGAAGATGTCCTTAAACGTCCGGTTTTTATGGTTCTCCGCTGCGGTATCGTCCGCGTCCTTTGTGATGAATCCCGGCTTGCACCCCGTAGGCGCGAAAATCGTCCGGTTCTCCTTCATGACTTTCGCGCTGTCCGACGCCGAAAGCTCGTTTCCATCGTCATCCTCGGCGTTGAGGTCGTCGATGCCCTCGAACACCAGATAGGCGTCCGAGAAATAATCCAGATTGTTGGAGGTGTCGCTGACCGCCTTGTCGTAGGTGTCGATCTGTGGGATCACGTCCTCATAATCGCCCTTCAGCTCGGCGTTGTTCATCCGGATAATGACCGGAACGTCCGAAAAATTGTGGCTGAACTTTTCCTGCAGCTGCCACTGGCCGCCGCGCCGCCGCACAAAATTATAGACGTACAGCCGTGTGTAGACATCCACATATTCCACGTCGTTGCTGCGCCCGTCGATGCTGGTAAGCGTGTAGGGCCGGAGCACCATCGTCAAAAAATTTGCCGGTGTCTGGCTGAAGACCGGAATCATTTCATCCGCCTGATAATACTGCGTCCGCAGCCGGCCGAGCGGATCAATAAAAAGAAGCTCATAGGAAATGCCGCGTTTGCTCATTTCCTTTGCTTCTTCAAAGTGCTTGATTTTGGTCATGTTGGAATCAAGAATATCGTCCAGCGCCTGTTTATAGGCGGTTTTGTATGCCTCATCCGGGCTGTCGACTTCATACTTGACGCCGTACCCCATGAAATAGGCCGTCGCTATTTTAGTGATATATTTGCTGAAGGAATGGGATATTTTGTTGTTTGGCTTTTCCGGGTCCTCCATCACGCGGCCCTGAATCGCCGTTTCGTTCTGATAGTATTTTTCGAGGACGGAGAGCCGGCGCTGATGGCGGCGGAACTTTTTCAGGCAGTAGTCAATGACTTCCGGAGTGACGCTGATATCGTCGGCCAGCTTGATCCTCTCGGGGGACGATACCCTGTTTTTAATATCGCCGTTCACAGTCCAAACCTCCTCTTGCCGAATTTCAGGCGCTTTTTATTTCCGCCGCAGGCTATGGTCCGGCAGCCTTCCAGCGCATCCGGGCCGTCATCGTGATCGGCCATCGGGAAATACTGCAGCTGCTCCAGCAGCCTTTTGTGCTGTCGGTTGAATTTGATGTACTTGTTTTCGATGTCCGGCTGCAGCGTCTGGACGCGCAGCACCTTATCGGACGTCTGCTGCACTTCCTTGATCGGCAGGTAGATATGCCGGCGCGCGCTTTCCTTCGCCAGCTCCGTCTTCAGGAAATACTGGAACTGGTTTGTTTCGCAGCCGAAAGCCTTATACTTTTTCCCGAAAGATTTCTGTATCCACACCGCTTTACTCAGGACGGCCTCGATGATGGCGCTCGGCAGCCTCCGATCCACGTCGGCGTCGGCCACATACATATAGCCGGTGCTCCGGGATTTGGCAATCGTAATAATGGCCGAGAAGTCCGACTTTTTGCTTTTCCCGAGCGACGGGTCGACAAATCCGTAAAACTCGAAATCCTTGTCGGAAAAGTTGACGTCGTGCGGATTGTAATAATCGAATTTCTCTTCGGAGAACAGGCAGTCATCCGGATCAATCGGCTCGTTTTGTTCCTCTGAGTTAAAAGAGGCCGTCCCCTCGGTGACTTTCATGAACATCAGATCATAATAGGAGAGCTTTTCTTCCCACAGGACTTCCGTGCCCTTCAGCATCGCCGCCTTGTTCTTATCGAAAAAGGCCAGAGCGTCCGCTTTCCGGTTCTTGTTGTTTTTGTTGGTCAGCAGGGCTTCCCAAATATCCCACAGCGGAGAGGCGGAGAAGCTCAGCACCGCTTTGTACTTGATGCTGGTGTATTCCGGATTGTTCATCACGTTGACCAACAAACTGTCGTAATGGAGCACGGTTCCGATATAGACGAAATCGGTATAGGTATCTCCGCATTTGGAAACGGCCTTATAAAACCAGCTTTCAAGCTTCCTGCGCTGTTCCGGCGTCCGGACGTTTTCGTCGTTCTCGATATCGTCGAGAACAATCAGGTCTGGCCGCCAGTTTTTATGCTTCAGCCCACGGACTTTCTGCCCGGCACCTTTGGCCTGAACCTTGATTTTCGTCTTTGTGACGATGACGTCCTCGCGCCATACGTCGCCGGCAAGGCTCCCGAAGTCCTCGATGATTGCCGCGTTTTCTTCCAGCTCCTCGCTGATTGCCTCCAGAAAGCTCGCGGCCTGTGGATAGGTGTCCGACAGGATCAGGATATAATGCTTATACCGATAAAGAATCGCGTGAAGGTCGTCCTTAAAGGTGAGGTTTGTGCTTTTCGCGTGGCCACGGGGGGCCGCGACCGCGTGATGGCACCCGGCCTGAGCGTCAACCATTTGCGGGCCGACGTAGGGATTGATCCCTTTCAGCACTCCGCCGGTCCAGATGGCGTCCAGCTCCTGATGAAATTCCGGGGATGGCTTTGAAAAATAATGGGGAAGATAGGCGCAGCCGAAAAACGACAGGTCGATTGCGCCGAGCTGTTTCCTTATTCCGGTTTCCCCGGTTAAGGGTGCGCCGGTTTCCAGCCGGTGGGCAATCTCCTCGCGTTCCGCCCGATGGTCCGGATAGGCGGCAACATCCAGATGCTTTAACACAAGCTGTTTAAGGGCATTTAAATCCTGCTCGGTTTTCTCCTCTTCAGCGTCCTGCACGGAGGTCATGATCTGGTAAAGTTTGTTCAGTTTTTGTTTTTTGACATTAACCAATTCCGTGCCCTCCGTTTCCATCGTTTTGTGCGCCGGGTGTGCGCCTGTTTTTCTGCTGGTGTAATTTTCCTTATCTCCCGCAATATCCTGTTTTAAAGGCTCTTAAAGGGCATTAAACGGATAAGGATAAGGACCCGCAGATTTTCCGTTGCGGTTTGGCTATGCGTTGCCATCCAAACAGCGGTAAACTGTCGGGTCCCTGCTCCTTATCACGGCCATTCGCGGCTTGGGGACGAATCAACCCACCCCGCATCCAGGCGTTTGTCTTTGCCTTTTAAAGGTCTTTTAAAATTTCCAGTGATAAATAGGCGATTTTCGGTTTTCCCAAGATGTTGATCTCAACTTTCGCTCGCCGGCGATGCCGGTCGACTTTCAGCAGCTTCACGTTCTCGCCGGCGAGTGGGCCGTCGACGATCTCATAGGCCCCGCCCTGAGTAAAATGCACCTTTGACGGAAGAAGCGGCTGCTCCCAGCTTTGAATCCATCCCTCTTCCTCAGGAAGGAGAGAGGCGGGCCGGACGCCGTCCTTCAGCAGCCTGATGACTCCGTGCGTCCCCTTCAGGACGTAATACAGGGCATCGGTATAATCGAGCCTCACAAATACATAGCTCGGGATCACGACGTATTCCCGCTCCAGCCATCTTCCTCCGGACCGCAGCACCCGCAGCTCATGAGGGACAGCGGCGTGGACGCCTTTTCCGATCAGCGTATCTTTGATCTGGTCCTCCGATCCGGTCAGCACCTGCAGCACGTACCAGCTCATTTCAAGCCCTCCGAAGACTGTTTCTCCTTTTCCTGTTTCAAAGCGTCCATCACCTGCTGATACAGCTCCGGATGCTGCTTGCCGAGCACGTCGGCCAGCAGGGCCTGACTCGCATCGAGAGCCGCATCCGTGTCGGTCTTATTCTGGAGGTCGACCCGGCGCTTGTACCCGGCGGCGCGGATCAGGCTGCTTGCCTCTTTCAGCAGCTTATCCGGCTGTATGCCTTCCCAATCTTCCGGGGCGACGCTGGTGATCGCATTAAAAACATTCTGCGAAGCCACCCGCAGAATTGCCTCCGTCGCGTCGAGATTCGGATACTTATCCATTTCTTCCATCATCATCTGCATGTTTTCCTGAGACATTTTCAGCATTTCCACGCTGGCAAGGTATTTGCTGGCGTAGCGGCAGACCGACATCTGCGAAACGGAAACATCATTTCGGCTCAGGTACTCGACGATCTCCCGGTAAGACTGGCCGCTCAGGAGCATCTGCTCGACCGTGCTTTTCAGTTCTTCCGGCAGCGCATCAATCTTTCCGGAGCTGCGGTTTCTTTTCCTGCTCATCCCATCACCCTAAGCCTTTACCATCTCATCATTGATCGCGCCGCCGAGCAGCCTGATTCCCAACGCGGTGACTTTAGCCTCCAGTCGGGTGAAGTCGGCGTCGGCGATGTTCGCCGGCTCTTTGGTTGCAATATCCCGCAGCGCGATGTATCCGGCCTCCGTCAGATAATTGATGCAGTCCAGATATTCCGTTTCGGACATCTCGGTGTCAAGCGCATACCGGACGTCCTTCAGCTGCTCATATTTGTGGCGCAGAATATTGATGGTCCGCAGCACTATGCCATTGTTTGCGACAAATCTTCCGGCCCGCATTTTCCGGAGCATCTCATCATTATCCACAATTCGGCCCTCCCTTGCTCATCTGATAGATCATGTCGTAGATACGATCCAGCTTTTTGTCCGTGGCTGCCTGAGTGCGGTAAAAATCTTCCTTGAACAGGCACTTTTCCTTTAATTCGCCCATGTCGGACGTGAGCTGCTTGATGTCGCCGCGCGACTGGTCCTTATATTCTTTAAAGTCATCCTGAGTAACATAGGTCTGCTTGATGACCTGAATATCCTTGTCGTTTTCGTCAGTCTTGGAGACCGTCCTTTTCAGAAAATAGCCGATCACCGCTATCGCAAGGGTAACGAGCGTTGTAATTACCCACCATACCTCCGCACTCATGTTTCCATCCTCCACGCAAAAAAAGTAGGGCATAACCATGTATTACCATGACTATACCCCACTTATTTTGATTTGACAAAACATGTTCTTCCCGGAAATTCTTCGCGGAAGTTCTGCCGATTTTTATTGTTGGAAAAGGCTCGTCTGCCCATCGATGCGTTTGAGGTCTGCGGTAATGGCTCGGATGGTTCTGTCGCTTAAATTATACTTCTGCGACAGCTCCAGCTCATTGCGCCCATTATACAGCTTCCGGATTTCATTGTCACGCTTTTCTTTGACGAGCGTATCCGCCTGCAGAATTCTGACCGTGTTTCCGCCGAAGTGCCGGACCAGCTTCCGATAATTCTCGATGCCGATCAGCTCGGCGATTTCAAGCTGTTCTCCGCTCAAATCGTCCAGCACGACGGTATCCAATAAACTCATTGAGCATTCTCCCTTTCAGTCCGCTGATCGGCACTGGAAACGTACCCTTTCAGAATTTCAATCAGCTGGGAACCTTGGCGGTAATTGAGCCAGCGGAACGGCTGCTGGGCTGTGACATCCATCCGGAACTGGCGCTTGATAATCCCGCAGAGCCGGACGCCGACGGTCGCGGAGGTCGGTTTCCTGTCACGCCCGGCGAGGGCGTACATCAGCTGCCATACCTTGTTCTGCTGGCCTTCCGTCATGCCTGCGGAAACGCGGGTGCTGCCGCGCTTTTTGTACCTTTGAGGAGGCGGAGTGAGATGGGACAGCTTGATGCGCGTCAGCAGCTCATGCTCAACCGCCTGATATTCATCGTCCGCAAGCTGGCTAACGTGCGTTTTTCCCGTCATCCCGTATACCAGCGTGTGCAGCTCGTCGTTCTTAACAAGGCCCAAGACGCTCCCCAGCTTATATATCCTTTGGATCTGTTTCGATGTCATCATTTCCGCCTCCTGAAATATCAATTACTTTCCACTTGAATTTTCGGCGTTTCCTCAACCACAATGGCGCTGTTGATCGTGTCCAGAACATCCTTCGTTTCAGCTTCCGACCGCTTGTTGACTTTCATCAGTTGAAGGAAGCTCTCCCATGTGGCCGCCTCGGCGATGAAATAAGCGTACTGCTCCGCGTCGGCCCGGCTGAATCCGGCAATAGCCATCAGGTTTTTTACATCCGTCTTAAAATTGGCTCCTTTCAGCTTCTTCCCCAGCGCCGTTTTGGATTCCGCGCCGCAGGGCAGCTGCTGAATGACTTCGCCCACGGTCATCTTTGTGTAACTCTTCTGCCACAGGTTGACCAGCATCCGAGACGCCGGCGCGGAGAGCTTGTATTTGGTTTCCTCCGTCACCGCGTCCGAATAGGCGCTGCCAAAAATCTCACGGAAAAAGCTGGGGTAGACCGGCTTCAGGTTTTCGGCCATCGTTGCCGTCACGCGGTTGGAGCTGGTGCCGGAATAGGCCACCGTCTTCAGTTTCGTGTTTTTAAGGTCGTCGTCGCAGATCTTCAGGAAAAAGCCTTCCAGCTCGTTCTGCTCCGCTCTCAGCTTTTCCATCTCGCTTTTGATCTGGGCGAGGCGGTCAACCTTGCTTTGAATTTCAGTCCGATTAAGCTCCATGTTTTTCACTCAGCTCCTTCAGCAGGGCTGCGGCGCATTTGCCGCAGACGTCGATCCCGTAAACACGCTGCACATCATCGACGCTCCCGCAGAACCGGCACGTCGGGACGTGAGGCCGGATGTGGACGCCGTCCGCATCCGTCTCGATGTCGACGGCCATGCCGGGCCGGAAGCCTGTTTCGGCCCGCAGCTGCTTCGGAATCGTGATTCCGCTCTTCGACGTCAGTTTCTTCGATGCTTTCATTTCAATGCCTCCTAATCTCAGTTTTTGGGGAGTTTCCGTACTTTGTCGGTATACCTATGTACCAAAACCAGAGAATCCTTATCTTCTCCGAGGACCAGCCAATTATCGGGATTGAACCTCAGACTGGAAATAAGGATTTTCTGTCTCCGGGTCGGGCGCTTACCATGCCTCATTCGATTCGCTCCCATCAATTAAAAATCCTCACTCTGCATTTCGCGGGCTTGTGACCGCCTTCGGCTGCATTAAGGTCCGGAGCACCCGCTCCGGAGGATGCGGCGCGCTTTCGCGCGCCTTTCAGTGGATCAGGAATCAGGTCACAGTTGAACAAAAGCGGAGCGGAACCCGACACTGTCCCACGAAAAGGAACGATGAAGGTCCAAGTTCAGAGCGAAGAGGCCCGCGTTAGACCCGTAGAACCAGTAGCCGCCACGAACCGGAAGCCGCTCGCCATCGCCATCGATCCAGAAATAATCCGAAGATTTTACTTCCGACAGCGGAAATAAGGCAAGGGCTTTCAGCGTTTCCGGAACTTCTAAGTCCGTTTCGATTTCCGAAAAGTGGCATCCGTTCCACCCTCCCGCTTCTCCGGTGGTGAGCTTCACACCGTCTTCGGATTCGGCATACTTCGCCGCTTTTCCGTCAATCAGGACCGGCTTCCAGCTCTCTCCGTCCTGAATCTGGATCTCTCCGTCCATGAGCCGCAGCCCGGAAACCCACTCCCAAATATTTCCGGTAAGGTCGAAGATTCCGTCGTTCGTATGGTCGTGCGACCACATGTCAGGCCCGCTGCCCGTCAGGGCAGTGTATCCGTCAGCCGGAATCCCCATCTCATCCGGATGCAGACGGTCGCGGCCGCTGGCGGTGTTCCCGTGAGGCAGCGTCCCGTTCCGAAGCGACCAGAGGGCAATCGCGGCCCATTCAGCGTTTGACATCAGATGCCACCCGGCACCATTTTTCTCGCAGGCGGACGCCGCTTCATCGTATGTAATATTCACAGTCGGCTTCTGGAGCGGGAGGCTGTAGGCGTGGCCGTTCACGACTACATTCTGATATTTTGAAACACAGATGCAGTCGATCTCCTTTCCGCCTACAAGGAAGGCCGGATGAACCGTGTCCGATCCGCCCTCGATGACGTCCGAGATTTTAAACTTTGGGATTTTCACCATGACGCTGGGCTTTCCGATGCAGTTGTAAACGAGCTGGCTTTTTGATTCTGACATCTCAGTTCCTCCAATTCATATTTTGAGCCGTTCTCCTCACTCTGCATTACGCGGGCTTGTGACCGCCTTCGGCTGCATTAAGGTGGGGCCGGAAGCCCCTAACCGATTTTGATAAGTTCGATCTTTTCGTTATTGGAGATCAAGTGCTTTTTTAGGGCACCGAAGGACGTCCACTGCGGTGAATAACTTTCATACTGGAAATTATGGTGTTCATTGGCAAGCTCCTTCTGCGCCTTTTTTGACAGCTTCCTGATGGCCATCTTCTCCTTTGCGGTCAAAAGCGAGTGCGTTTTTCTCTGGCAAAATCGGCGGCGTTCCTCACCGCCCTCGGTCAGCCATTTTCCCTGCCATTTCCCGTCGATATAGACCATGATCATGTTTTTATAGATGCCCACGCGTTCCAGAATTAAGGTAACATTGTATCCGTCTACCTTCAGGCAAACAGGAGCGAAAAAGCTCTTAAGGGCATCTTCGGTCCGTTTCCATTCCTCTTTTGTCATCACAGCGGCCCTCCTTATTCCTGATCAGGTGGCGTAACTGGCGGCTTCATGATCATGCTCGACAGATACGTCTGCGTCAGCTGAAGGGCCTGCACGGCGGTAAAGCCCCGCCCGACCGCTGTTGAATAAAATATCCAGCTCATTTCCGCCATAGCTCCTACGGCGTTGACAAGCTCATCGGCGGTAGGCTTTTTATCCATCTTTTTTCTCCTTTTTCAAAAATGCCCGGTTACACCATTCTCTGATTGGCAGATCGAACGGCTCCCCGCAATTTGGACACCGTGGCACCATTGAATTTCGACCGTGGCCGCTGGCATATTGCTCAACAAAATCGCGTGCCAGAACGAGGCGCGGCTTCCAGTTCAAGAGCTTGCGGCGCTCTTTTAGCATTCGGTCGTTTTCCTCGGCGTATCTGGATGTATCGCTCGCGAGGTGATAGAGCGCGTCGAATGGGTCCACGATTGCGCCGCAGTCGAGGCACCTGACAAGGTGGTTCTGGTAGTCGATTTCGTAGTGCGGGTCCATGCACTGGCAGAGTTTCCGCCTCCCATACTCCACGCGGAGAACATCGATGCGGCTAATTTTATTTGGAAGGTCATCCATCAGCTGCTCACCCGCCCAAGTTTCTCAACATCGACGCAGTCGTGATATCCCTTCAACATCACGACCAGACGCCGGCACAGCGTAAACGGTACGCTTTCAACCGTCCAAACGACGCCCTGATGCTTTCGGGCCTCCGGGCAGTTAATAATGATCACCTGATCGCCCGGCTTCAGATCACACCGCTCGGCTGATTTCCGCAGATTGCGGATTAACATCTGGCTGCTCATCTGCATTCTCCTCTTCATCTGGAATTTTGTAGATTCTCGCTGGGATTCCATGAAAGATACGGGTTTTCCGGGGCTCTTTGATTGCCCTGCAGACGACGGAAGGATATGAGCCGCACATTCTGGCAAGCTCAGCCTGAGTATCTGCCACGGCCAGCGGCAATTCATATTCCGTCGCATCGGCGATCAGATACATACCGGTCATCCCGCCTTTTTATAGATTCAAGCGGCATGGGGAGGACAATCCACGCCGCTGTAAACCCCACTCTGCATTTTGCGGGCTT